GGTTCACCATGTCAGGACATCAGCAAAGTGGGCAAAGCCACAGGATTAGAAGGCACAAAATCAGCGCTGTTCTTTGAAGCGCTCAGAGTGATCAGAGAGATGCAAGATGCAACAAATGGAACTTTTCCAAGAATCGTCGTTTGGGAAAACGTCGCCAACGCAATCAGATCGAATCAGGGAAGCGATTTCGCAACGATCATCGATGAGATGGCAGCAATCGGGACAATGGCGATCGAATGGCACATTTTGGATGCTCAACACTTCGGAATCGCCCAAAGACGTAGACGACTCTTCGCAACCTTTGTCATCGATCCTGATTTCGGCAGCCGATGTCCCAACCAAATATTTCCTATCCAACAGAGCGATCACAGGTGTGGTGCGCAGGGCAGGGTATCGATCTCTAAGGATTCCGAAGATTTTGATGATCTGGACGAATCATTAGTGCTTGCGTTCGATTCCAACTTTGGTGGCTTCGCTCGATTTCAGAACAACATTGCGCCAACACTCAAAGTGGGTGGACAGTTCGTGGGCAATCCACCTGCCATCGTGCGCTTTGGCGAACGACCACGAAAGTTGCTGCCCATCGAATGTGAACGATTGATGGGATGGCCTGACAATCACACTCTGCATCGTGCAGACGGTACGACCAGCACAGATCAAGCCAGATATCGAATGTGTGGCAATGGGGTGGTTGCGCCAGTCGCAGCATGGATCGCAAAGCACATCGAACAAGCATTCTTCACGGAATAGGGGACAACCATGAATCTCGAGATCAACTTTCAAGATCAGTTCACGCAGTTGCCTGTGTGGGTAGACGAAGCACCCATGCCCATCATGGAATTCATCGTGCTGATGCAAAAGTATGCTGCGATCTGCGCTGCTGAAATTGACTGGTTCTGGACTCATCGCAACTGGCTGAAAGACGAAGACCACACCTGCGTTGCCATCACATCGAATCAGGCAGGGGACTGGTGCGCAGACTTCATTGGTCTGATTGCCAAGATCATGCCATCACAGGTCTTCGCAGCGCTGATGGCGAACTGCTACATGGCTGCACATTCCTGGCAAGAACAGGAATCCCAATATCACAAAGACACCACCCACATCAGGCATGGTTATAGACTCGTCTTCCCTAGTCTTCAGACACACACAGAGAGGATCAGCAATGAAAGTTGTGAATGAACGCAAGTGGCGCAGAGCCAAATGGCAATTCACAGGTCTGCTTACCGTCCTGCTGTTTTGGGCAATGGGTGGACTCGAGAGCGCTGACTTCAACAACAAAGGCTTGGCATTCCTACTACTTCCATCAATTGCGCTAATGACGTTGCATCTCACGAAGGATTGGATCTGCAACGAACAGCGCTCGCAAGACTGGTACGATTGACCACGAAGCACAGGCTTCACACAATTGAATCAGCACGGATCGAATCCCCATCAGGTTTCCCCCTACCTGGTGGGGATTCTCTATGCACCCACATCTGACACCACAATTGGTATTTTGTGAACATGACCATGCGCAAGGCTCAGATCAGACCTGAGATCCTGCACCTGAGCGCTGTTATCGGCACGCTCACACCACACCCACAGAACGTGCGCCAAGGTGACATTGGCTTGATCTGCCAAAGCCTGCAACAGCATGGGCAATACCGTCCCATCGTCGTACAGAAATCGAGCAACTACATCCTGGCAGGCAACCACACTTACAGAGCAGCAACAGCGCTTGGATGGTCAGAGATCGCAGCAACCTATGTGGACTGCGACGATGCACAAGCACTACAGATCATGTTGGCTGACAATCGCACAAGCGACATGGCTTCATATGACGAATCAGCCTTAGCGGATCTGCTCACAGACATGATCAACCTTGATGCGCTAGAAGGCACGCTGTTCGACGCAGACGACCTTGACGACCTGATGCAACGCATCAATGGCACGCTGTCATTCGACGCACCAGCCGAAGACGACACCAGCAACACAGACAGCAAAACGCTGATCTTGGAATACGCACCAGACGAATACACATCTTTGATGCGCAAACTCAATGCGTTGCGCAAATCAATGGATCTCGAGACCAACGCACAAGTGGTCGCCACTCTGATTCACAACCACAAAAAACAGAAAGGGACATGATGTCATTTGCTCAACACTTCCAAGATGGCCCACCCAAAAAAGAAATCAAGTGTGCCATTGCTGAACTGATCAAAGACCTACGCAACAACAAAAAGAATGCTGATGCTGATGGGCTTGAACAGATCATTGAAGCGATCAGACAAACCAGGAACACATCAATCAACAGCAAGAATGTTTGGACTGGCATGGCGCTCTTCCGCATCATCAGGTCTGAAGGTCACAACATTTCACGCAGCACCCTTGAACGACACTTGGGTTTGACCTGTTCGTGCAGGGACTGACATGGCTTTGGCTGATGGTGTGGCAGGGAAACTGCCGAACGAATCGAGCAGCGCCAAACGTGACGTACTTGGACGACTAGCAAACCTGCTGGATCGTCAAGGCATCGATGTCGATGAAATCGGCAGAATCCAACGCATCTCTGTTTATCAATCACTCACCAAGAATTCAGAAACGAACGAAGCAGAGATACATGACCTGATGGGGATTCAGTTCTCACCATCGTGGGAATCTGGCCCTGAGTGGCAGCCTGTGGATCGTGGCCCTGCCATCAAGATGCCGATACTGAAGGCACAGAAACAGAAAACTGGATGGAAGCACGCAGTCATCGTGCCTGACATCCAAATTGGTTTCTACCGTCTGGAAGATGGCACGCTTGAACCAACACATGACGAACGGGCATTGTCAGTCGCAATATCGATCATTCGTGATGTGCAACCTGATCAGATCATCATGGTTGGCGACAATCTCGACTTTCCAGAATTCTCAGGAAAGTTCCGATTGACACCAGCGTTCGCCTACACAACGCAGGCATCGATTGACAGAGCCACCCTGCTGTGCGCTCAACTGCGCCACGCAGCACCCAACGCACGCATCATCTGGTTGGCAGGAAACCACGAAGAACGATTGCCACGAATGCTCATGGACAATGCAAAATCTGCATACGGCATTCGTCGTGGCAACGATCCAGAATCATTCCCTGTGATGAGCGTTCCCTATCTCTGCAGAATGGATGAATACGGCATTGAATTCGTCCCTGGTTACCCTGCATCCCACGTTTGGGTGACAGAACGCTTGCAGGTTATTCATGGTGACAAGGTGGCATCGAATGGTTCCACAGCGCACAAATTTTTGAGTACCAGCAAGAGCAGCGTGATCTACGGACACATTCACAGACGAGAATGGGCAGAGCGCACCAGGGATGATCACGATGGCCCACGCACCATCTTGGCTGCATCACCAGGCTGCCTGTGCCGTGTTGATGGTGTCGTGCCATCCACCAAGCAAGGTGTCGATTTATCGGGAAGGCCAATGAAGCGCTCTGAAGATTGGCAGCAGGGATTGGCTGTGATCCCATACGACGAAACATCAGGAAACTTTGTATACGAACAGATCCCGATAAGGGACGGATGGGCGATGTGGCGAGGCATAGAGTACGCAGCGTGAACAGACCAATCTTGATCATCTGGCATGATGCCCACGCTGGAACAGACACATGGGTAAATCTCGAGAACTACAAAGATCCAGACCCATACGTTGTGAACAGCATTGGTTGGCTGCTTGACGAAAACCTTGGTGGCAAACCAAACCACATCACTATTGCGCAGTCATGGTCAGATGACGATGCTGTAGATTCGATCCTTCACATTCCTATTGCGATGGTGCAACAGGTCATCACCCTGAAGGGTAAGAGAAGCCGTGACAAAGGCAGAACTTCAAAAGATTCTTAGTTACCTAACCAGAGTCATCCCCAAGGGATACGACGAACAAACAGAACTTGAAACGCTCATCACCAAACTGATCAAACAAACAAATCAACCAAAGTGATGCGGAAGATCCCCAAAGTTTGCTTGACCTGTGGACGCACACAAACAGACGGATCACGCTGCGCTCAATGCGAAACAAGACACCAGACACGCAGAACCAAAGCCAAGCATCGTCCCCACTATGACTACGCCTACCGGAAGGCAGCAGCGATAGTGCGAGCCAACGCAATCACCTGCTGGATCTGTGGTGAAACAAAACGTGAAGACGATCCCTGGACAGCAGACCACCTACTACCGGCAGACCACAACTCACCATTGCTGCCTGCCCATCGCAGTTGCAACAGTCGAAGAGGCAACACACCACCACCCACCACACCCATCACACCCACATGACCACTTCACCCCAACTAGGACAAATCGAGCAAAAATCTGCATCTACCAGGACAAACACAGAAAAAGCATCATCTATCAGGGGTGACGTACACGCCCACCAGCAGTTTTTTCCATGTTGGCGAGCCGTCTTCTCCCCTGTGCCGTGTCTTTAGACGCAACCGCGAAACGGATTCGTTTTGGGTGGGGGGATTTGACTTGGGATCGATCTTTAGAAAGCAGGGAACATGACAGATTTTGATGCTTGGTTGAAGCAGGGGAGATCGCATGGCTGGATCTCTGATGCTGTGTGTTGGTTTCATGGTTTCGTTCCGTTGGATGATGACGAGCGTGCGCAGTTTGAGCAGTTAGGTGAAACGCTGGATTGTGTGACTGTGGTGCGTGTCTATGGCGAACGTGAACAGCAAACCTGATGTGAATGATCACGTCCTGTTGTTTGATTCATTTTTGAAGTAGCGTGCGCTCGATGGCGACTACTGGACGCAAACCAAAACCTGTTGAGCAGAAAGTTCGGACTGGCAATCCTGGCAAACGGAAGTTGCCTGCGTTGGCTGCTGTTCAAGCGTTGCCTGTTCAGCGGATGCCTGAGCCACACAGACCTTTGATGCGTGGTGCGAATGATGCGGATGGCCCTGGTGCGAAGTTGTGGCGCATGATTTGGGAAAGTGGCGCACCTTGGTTGAATTCTGTTGATGTCGAATTGGCGATGATTGTTTGTGAACAGACTGATGAGCGTGCGCTTTTGCGTGAACGTCTGTTCAGAAATGGTTTGGATTGGAGAGATCGTGCAGCGCTACGAATGCTGGAAAAGCAGATCACGCAGAGTCTTGCGCAGTTGGGCTTCACACCTACGGATCGTGCCAGGTTGGGGACTTTCTCTGCGCAGGCTGATCCGTTAGATGAATTCCGTGAGCGAGTCGCAGCGAAGCGCAATCAAGCCTAAGGCAGCGTGGCAGCCAACCTTTTTCACCAAACGCAGATCGAAAATTACTGATGGTGATTTGGTGGCGCAGTTTGCTGCTGAAATGCTTTTCACCACGAAAGGTGTTCGTGCTGGTCAGCCTTTGATCTTTACTGATTGGCAGCAATGGTTATTGGGTGCGCTTCTCGAGCGCAGAGAAGACAACAAACTTCGTTATCGTCGTGCGCTGATTGGTTTGCCACGCAAGCAAGGCAAGTCTTTGCTTGGTTCTACATTGGCGCTGTATGGGCTTTTTGCTGGTGAACCTGGCGCTGAAGTGTATTCGGCAGCAGGTGACAGGCAGCAGGCTCGCATCGTGTTCAACGAAGCCAGACAGCAGATCCTTGCCAGTCCGATTCTGTCGAACGAATGCAACGTATACAGGGACGCAATCGAAGTTCGCAGGTTTGGTGGTATTTACCGTGTGCTTTCGAGCGATGGCAAATTGCAGCAGGGCTTGAACCCATCGATGGTGGTGTTCGATGAGTTGCACGTTCAGCACAATGATGATCTGTGGGATGCGCTAACGCTTGGTTCTGGCGCACGAATCGATCCAATCACCATTGCGATTACGACTGCAGGCTTCGATCTGCAATCGCTTGCTGGACGTTTGTACCAGTATGGAAAGAGCGTGGTGGCAGGGGAAATCCCTGATGATGCGTTTGGTTTCTATTGGTGGGAAGCGAAATCAGATTGCGCCATTGATGATCAAACTCAATGGAAGCGTGCGAATCCCAACCTAGCGCTAGGTCTGATCGACAGAGAAGACATGGAAGTTTCATCACGGCAGACAAGTGAGATGGCTTTTAGACGGTATCGACTGAATCAATGGGTGCGTAGTCAAGAATCTTGGTTGCCTATTGG